GTATGTCGCATTTGTAAGAAACCTACAGAATGGGACGAAGACTCTGTACGTTATAAATCTTATTGCTCTGAAAAATGTAAGCAACAGGCTAGAGAGAATTATAAAAATAATATGCTAAGAGTATATGGTAAAACTACTTTACTTGATGATATGGAATGGCAAGAAACTAAGATGCTTGCTAACCGTTCTATCTCTGGTAAATATCGCTGGTCTGACGGAACATACAAAACTTACGTAGGAAGTTATGAAAAGAAGTTCCTAGAGTTTTGTGATAATGCATTAGGTATTAAGTCTGAAGACTTATTAACTCCTGGACCCACTATCTATTATGAGTATGATGGAGAAGAACATACTTGGATTACTGATGCGATTTATCTACCATATAATCTTGTATTCGATATTAAAGATGGTGGAGATAATAAGAACAATCGTGAAATGCCAGAATATAGAGCAAAGCAATTAGAGAAGGAGAAGTTTATTACAGACCAAGGTGAGTATAATTATATTAGACTTACTAATAATGAGTTTGTTCAGCTTCTTACAATCTTTGCTGAGCTTAAAGAAAACTATATGGATAGCACAGAACCTAAGACTATCTCTAGAGTTCATGAACATATGGGTCCAGCAGGTCCAGGTGGTATGCCAGCTGTAGGGACTGATACAAATCCTAGTGTATTTATTACCAATTATATGAATAAGAATACATTCGAATCTGGATTTGCTATTTCTAATGACGTTACTTCAGAGTACATGATTGCTAGAGATAAGAAATCTGGTAAGCTTAAGAAAGTAAAGTCTAAAGATTTGCTAGAAGATTGTGAATGTGAAACTTATAAGTATATCGGTGATGATATTTCTAATATTCTTAAAGAACTGTATTCTGTATATAAAGCTGAGGAATATGTAGACTATCATTATCTACCTTGTCTTGTTACAGAGTTTACAGAAATTCTATCAGACGACCAATTAGAATGTAGTGAACTATTAGAAATGGTGAATTGGGAACAGATTCATGAAAACTTTAATAGTTCTTTAGCTACATTACAGTTCCAATCTGAAGCAATATTAGAAGGTGTTAAGCCTGTCGTATTTAATGTATTAGACCCAGTTAAGTATGAGTATAAGAAAAAGCTCTTGAGAGAATATGAAGATTTGACTATTCTACAGAGTCTAAACGGAAAATACTTTGGGTATAATAAACTCACTTGTAAAAGAACTAAAGGAGTAGATAGCATATATGATATAACTGAATGTATGCTTAACTCTATATCTACTAACTCACAATAAGGAGGAAATAATCATGAGTATGTTTAATGAGAGAGTATTTAATATTCTTCTTGAATCTAGTAAATCTAAGAGCACTTCTAAAGAAGAGTGCGGCAATGAGTGTGCTGATTTCCAAGACACTATTGGTAATGGTCATAACTTCTCTGATGTTATTGTACCATCTAGTGTAAAGATGAATAAAGATACTATTCCAGTTTGTCAGGTTTCTAAAAAGGAATGTGGTGCAGAGTGTAAAGAGTGTGGTGATAACTGCAACGAATCTGCATACTTTATCGACAGTAGAATGCTTGACATTTATATGGATGATAATGGTATTAATGATGATGCTCAGGCAGTATATGATATCTGTGAGCATTACGGTATTAATGTAGATGATGTTTATGTAGTTGTAGAATGCGATGAAGTAAACAAGGGTCTTATTGACCATGCTAAGACATATGTAGATTACGGTCTGCTTCGTAGATGTCATGACCAGATTCGTAATTGTATCAATGCAGGAATTAAGGTAGCTAAACGTTCTTAACATATAAGAGAGGGTAGGTTGATTCCTACCCTCGCTTTAACTTCCTTATAATATATTATAAATGGAGGTGTTCTAATGAGTAGAACATATAGACGTCGTAAGAAGAAGAATTATAATAATTCTAAAAAGAGTGCTGCACCTGTTAGTTATAAGGTGTCACAAGACCTTACTAAAGATAAGTCTCCTGAAGTTAAAAGAGATACCTCTGGAAATATAATTTATGCTTCTCAGTATATAGGAGATGAAAAGTTTGAATATTGGATAGAATATAATGCCAATAAACAACCTATTCATTATCAAGATAGTAGAGGTAATGAATGGAACTGTAAATATAATTCTAAGGGTAATATATCTAACTTTTGGGATAATACTGGATATGATGAACTATATAGCTATTATAAAAATGATATTGTTATTAGAACTAATTCTTTTGGTGAATCAGTAAAAAAGATTATAGATAGAGAACGTTGTAAAATTACTCGTGATGTATTTATAAACACTGTATGAATTATATATTATTTTTATGTAGAGAATGAATCTACAGAAATTTTTATATCGAAAGGAACGATGATTTATGCCTAACTGGTGCAACAATTTTATTAATTTCTGGAGCGATGGAACTCCAGAAGGAAAAGCTTGTTTATTAGATTTACACAATAAGATTGTACAAACTAATGAACTTATGAAACAACTTAATCCAACAGGTTGTTATAGTGACCTTTGGGAAGTATACCTAGCTAATTATGGCTATGGTGTAAAAATTGACTGTTATCAAAGAGGATACATCTTCTATATTGGAGATATATCTTGTGATGGAGAAGAATTTTCTATTGAAACAGATGATGCTTGGTCTCCAAATATTCAATTCTGGATTGCATTATTACAATACTTTTACCAGAATCACATTACGTTCACATTCCAAGCATCAGAACCAGGGACGGGAATCTATGAAACCAATGACCCAGGTATGCTACCAAGATATAGTGTAGATATAGCAGCTAATGGAGTAGATGAACTATTACAATTTAGTGGTTTATGGGATTGGAGTAATCCATTATTTCCTCATATAACTAGCGAATATGTACAAAATTGTGAAGGAGGATGGATACAATATCCAGTGTATAACGGTGACGGAAACCCACCATCTAATATCAGTAGATATATTTCTCCTAGTGTTGAATTTTATGATAGTTATGAAGGAGATGAAGATGATATTGTTGATTATCTCGGTAATTTAATAACCCATAAACCTATCAATTCTATCACTGATGCAGCTGATATAAATGGACTTTATATCAATGAATGGCAATATGTAAATACAGATGAAATGATTGATAGCGAAAAAGTATGCAATTCTCTCGTATCTACTATTGTTGAAGAAAAAGAACCTACACTTGATGATAAGAATTATGGATTAGTACAACCAATATATGATAACTTTACAACATTTTTAGGAGGCGAGGAAAATGCCTAATTGGGCTACAACAAATATTCGTTTTAGTAGCAATGCTACTCCAGAAAGCGTTAATGCTGTTACGGATTTATATAATAGAATTCGTAAAGTACAAGATATAACGTTTAACTATATTATCACTCCACAGATGAAGTCATTTTACAAATCTAGTCAAAACTGTGAAATATCTTTATATTCTTTGCATACTTTAGGATTTGGAATTGATTTTCATAATGTTTATAGAGGAAATATTGTAAATGTTTCACCAATTTACTATCGTAACAACTCAATTGATTTTCAAATAGATACCCTCGATGCTTGGGAATCAAACGTAGATATGTTTCTGAATATAGCAAGTCAATTTTATAATAATCTTATAAAGGTTGATTTTGTAACAGGTTTATCTGAATATGAAGAAGCAAGAGAATATATAACTAATTCAAATGAATTTGCAGGTAGAAGTAACGTTAATCTTTATCTTGAAGGATTAGATAATGTACTAAAATACAAAGAATTATGGGACTATTCTAATCCGTTATTTCCATCATTGATTGATACTACAGGAATTGACAATGCTAACGGATATTGGTATACTTCTGGAAAAAGAAGTTTAGATGGAAAAGCGAATTTGACTGGTGAATATTTTCCACCTTGTTTATCTTATAGAGGAAGTTTAAATTACAATGATGTAAAAGAAATTCCAAACAGTATTATTAGTATATACGAAGAATGTCAATCACCTAATACTGATTATAATGGCGGATTATTCTGTGATATTAATACTGTTGAATACGTTGACCCAGCAAATAGATTTGATATCTGGGTCGATGCTGAGCCAATCTATGATAATTTTACAACATTTTTAGGAGGTGACTCTAATGAGTAATCTTAGAGTATCAGGAATCATGAAAGATTCTATTGTTGACGGACCTGGACTTAGATATGTAGTCTTTGTACAGGGTTGTTATCATAAGTGTGAGGGTTGTCATAATCCTCAGACACATGACCCTCAGGGTGGTATTACTATGGATACAGATAATATTCTTAAAGAGTTTATCAGCAATCCTATGTATAACGGTATCACCTTCTCAGGAGGCGAACCTTTCCTTCAAGCCGATGCATTAGCGGATTTAGCTATTAAGATTAAACATTCTGGATTTAATGAACTTGATATTATCTGTTATACAGGTTATACCTATGAACAAATTAAGAAAGGTATTGATGAAGGAATTATGTCTTATATGAGACTTCTTTACAATATTGATTATCTTATTGATGGTAAGTTTGAAAAAGATAAAGCCTCTCTTGACTGTAAGTGGAGAGGTTCCACTAATCAACGTATCATTGATGTGAGAGCATCTTTGAGAGAAGGTAAAGTTGTAGAGGTGGAACTCTAACATGAAAAAGAAACAGGACTCTCGTGTCCTGTTTCTTTTTAATGTTGAACTTTATTATAATATGTAAAGGAGGTAGTTGGTATGGCTACAAATATTGTTAAAGAAGATAATTTGCTCAGAGCTAAACATCATACTACTACATTAGTATATGATGAAACAAGAAAAGACGACCTATTATCTAAGACAGATTTAGACCTTGTAGTAGTATTTAAAGATAAAGATGGAGAATATCCTACAGGTAAGATTGTAGTAAGTAATGAGTTTGTTACTAAGTACAACTATAAGTATGTAACAGATGATATTGGTAATGTATTATCTTGTACTATTACTAAGACTGTATCTAAAAATGGTCAATCTACTGATATTGAAAAGATAAGTACGACATCTTTCTATGATGCTAATGGTAGAGTAATTAAGAAAGAGTACTATACTCGTGATGGTATTATGTATAACCGTGAACAATTCTGGTATTGGGAAACTGGTAAGCTTAAAACAAAGAAAGTTAAGTCTACTCATGTAATCGAAACTACAGAATACAATCATGATGGCAATGTAGTTCTTGTATGGGCTAAGACAATTGCGAGTAAATGTATTTCTAAAAAGTATTCTGCTACTTATAATGAAAAAGGTGAAATTGTTCATTATGTAGAGTATGGTAAAGGGTATGAGTGTTTTGTAGAAAGAGACCTTGACCATGATGGTAATCTTTTATCTATTACTGAAATCTTTAAGCATCTTAGTGATAGAAAGATATTTGCTAAGACTACAAAAGTCTATGACCCTAATGCTGGATATAAACTTTCTAGAGTTATCAAGAATGGTTTTGTTGTAGACCAGTATTGGTATGACTTAGAAGGACAAGTAATTAAGAATGTTAAGAGTGAGAAAGATAATGATGTAATTACTACAATTATTGAAAGAAGTACTGATACTGAGACTGGTGAAAAAATAGTCGAAAAACATAGCTACTTTGTAGATAAGTGTGGTAAACAACGTAGTAAGTATATTAAAGAAGTATATGATGAGAACAATAATCTTCTTACATTTGCAGAAGATAATTCTAAGGTTACCACATATACTTATAACGAAGATGGTAAACGTGAAACTGCAATTACTAAACAGCTTATTGATGAAGAGTTTGTAGTAATTGATAGTATTACTTATACCTATTCTACAGATGAAGAAACTGGTGAAGAAAAGAAGACTCGTGTAGAA